TCCGCTCCGTGGATGAGGTCGTGTTCGAGGACTGCGCGTTCATCGCGCGGGAGCACGCCCTTCCGTTCATCACGATCGACAAGGACTATGGCAACCTCAACGGCACGAAGACGAAGGTGATTCGGTTCCGCAACTGTCGCTCGCGTGGAGTGAAACTAAAGGTGCTGCTCGCGCCGGACAGCGCGGGGAATCAGGTGGGCGTGACGCACGAGATCGACTGCCCTGGCGGCGAGATCGCGATCAACGGCAGGACGGGCCTCCCCCTCTGATGGAGATCATCCTCATCGCAATCGGCGCTCTGGCCCTGACCCTGGTGGGGATGGGCGTCATCGGATGGTGGGAGAACATCCGATGAGCGCCCCGCTGTGGGTCATCGTCCGCTGGACCGACATCGTGGGCGTCGAGGCGCCGTGGATCAGCCGCGAGGAGCTCGACGAGTTGCGGCCTGCGGAGATGGTCACGGTGGGGCAGATCGTGAGCGCGGAGGACGACTTCATCGTGGTCGCCGGGACGATGGACGCCTCGAGGGAGGGCCACTTCGGCAACGTGAACGTGATCCCTCGAGGTGTCATCCAGTCGATCGAGCACCTGCACATCCAACCGACAGCGAGCGCCGAATGACGCTCGAGGGGAACAGCCCCATGAGTCGCAGCGGCGAAGACGACGGGTCAACGCCGCTGGGGATCTGTGGAGCGAAGACCCGCGCAGGCGGTATCTGCGCGAAGCCTGCGATGGCGAATGGCCGCTGCAACAATCACGGAGGCAAGTCGCTCTCTGGGATCAACGCGCCGAGCTTCCGTCATGGCCGACACAGCAAGGCCCTGGCGAAGCTGGACGCGGACATCGGGGACCGCCTCGAGGACCCTGCGCTGCTGGACCCGCGCCGCACGATCGCGGTGCAGGAATACACGCTCGCGCGGCTCAACGAGCTCCTCGAGGATCGGGACTCCCCGGAGTTCCGCGAGGACGTGAAGAAGCGCGTGATGCGCGTGCTCGAGCTTGTCCACACGGACCACGACGCCACGCTGCGCGAGCTCGACAGCTTGCGTGGCTTCGTGATGAAGGGCGTCGAGGAGTCCCGCGCCCTGACGGCCCTGGGCAACGCGGCAGACCTGATGAATAAGAGCCAGAACCGCTACTGGCAGACGGCGATGACGGCGGCTCGGTCGATCTCCCCAGAGGAGTTCATCCAGCTCATGTTCCGCATGGCCGACATCATCGAGGAGGAGGTGGACAAGGATGCAGCCCGTAGGATTTTGGGCCGGACGGACCGAGAGGTTTGCGCCGGGGCCTTGGGCCTCAGCGAGCAGTAAGCTCCGCGAGCGCCTTGGGACCGTGGACACGCGGCCCCAGCCAGCCCCCTTCTCGAAGTACGTCCACGACCCCGTGGGCTTCATGCGCGACGTGCGCGGCTTCGAGCCCTGGAGCAAGCAGGCCGAGATCGCGGAAGACCTCGCGAACCCGGAGGGCTTCAGGCAGGTGGTCGCGTACACCTGCAACGGCGCGGGCAAGAGCACCCTGGCGAGCGAGCTGATCCTGTGGTTCATGGCCTCGAGGAGGAACGCTCGAGTGATCACGACGGCAGGCACGGGCGGGCAGGTCCGGCTCCTGTGGCGGAAGATCCGATCGGCCTACGAGACCTCGAGCCGCGAGCTCCCTGGCCCTGGGCCGCTCACGCAGCAGTGGAACCTCTCGCCGGAGTGGTTCGCCCTGGGCCTCTCGACGAACGACGAGACGACGCTCCAAGGGCATCACGCGCTGATGGGACGCGGCACTGAAGACGGCTACGGCGACCTGCTCGCCGTGATCGACGAGGCCAGCGCGGTCGAGGACTGGGTCTTCAACGCCATGCGCGGCTACATGAACGTCGGGCGCTGCTACTGGCTCGTCCTCGGGAACCCGAACCGACCGGACGGGGAGTTCTTCCAGATCAGCCAGCGCGGCAACTGGCACCGTCACAGCATCAGCGCGTTCGACGTGCCGTTCATCGAGCGGGCCTGGATCGACGACCAGCGGAAGTACTGGGGCGAGGAGTCGGCCCAGTATCAGGTCCGCGTGATGGGCGAGTTCCCGAAGGTGGGCGGGGACTTCCTGATCTTCCCGCTCTCGAGCTTCGAGGCCGCAGCGGACGAGCACCCGGACGTGGAGGGGGTCCACATCGGCGCGGACATCGCTCGAGGGCAGGGGGACTCGAACACGCTCGTGTTCACTCGGAACGGTCGCGTTGAGGACGCCCAGAGCTGGCAGAACCGCGACCTGATGGAGACGGCGGCGCGGATCGCGGAGTACGCGAAGCAGCGCGACGTGCCCTGGCAGAACGTCCACATCGACGTGATCGGCTTGGGCGCGGGTGTCGTCGACCGGCTCCGCGAGCAGGGCTACAACGTGGAGGGCGTGGACTTCGGAGCGAGGCCCGTGGGGGACTGGACGGAGACGATCGGCTCCGAGGTCAAGGTGCAGAACCGCCGCAGCGAGCTCTACTGGGCGGCACGCTGCGCCCTGGACCAGGGCCTGGCCTCGGTGCCCGAAGCGTACCGCCGAACGATCTGGCGCGAGTGCAACCTGATCCAGTACGAGTTCAGCGGGAACGGGCAGCTCCGCATTGAGCCGAAGGAGAAGATCCGCTCGAGGATGGACGGGCGGTCGCCTGACTTCGCGGATGCGTGGGTCCTCTCGTTCTCGAGGGGCAGCTCGAGGCGCGTGCCGTTCTTTATTTGATGGGAATCGGTGCCGGAATCTGCGAGGCTGATGGGATGAAACTCGAGAACCGCAAAGGCGAGAAGAACGGCATGGCTCGCCTCACGGCCCGCCAGGTCCGCGCGATCCGGAATCAGGCTGCGAAGGGCGCGACCCTTGCCGCCCTGGGCGAGAAGTACGGCGTGAGCCACGTCGCCATCCACTACGTCGTCACGCGCCAGACGTGGCGGCACGTCCCTTGAAGCGAGGAACCGAATGAAGTGTCCGAAGTGCGCGAGCACGCGCATCCGCGTGCGAGATACCCGCTCGATCGACAGCGGCGGCAGCGTGAAGCGCCAGCGCGTGTGCCTCGACTGCGAGATGATGTGGATCACCTTGGAGGTGGACGCGGATCAGATCGCGATCGAGAACCGAGCGATGACGGCGGCGGCGATCAAGCGGCGGGGCGGGCCGGGGTAGGGGCACGAAAAAAGCCGCCCGTGGGCGGCTGTTTAGGAAGAGGAGGCGGGGGAGGCGGCGGATCAGCGGCCGAGCCACTTGTGGCCGAGGGTTCCAAGCTCGCGGCCAAGCTGAAGCAGCTCGGCGGGGGTCATGTCCGAGATGTTCTTCTCATCCTTGTAGCGCGGGTGCCCGATGGGCTCCGTAGTGGGCTCCGGGGTGATGCGCTCGAGGAGAACAGCGTACTCGGCGTCGGTCATGGAGGCGTCGGCGGTAAGAAGGTCGAACCAGTTGGAGTTCTTCATGGCGTGTCGGTTTCGAGTTGTCAGGTGCGTCGCGGGCTCATTCCCTCGACACACATATATTCGGCGATCCCCCCCCGCCCGTGAACCCCTTTTCCGGGAAAACATCCCGAGAATATGGCGATCGCTCCTCGAGGGCCGTCCCTACATCTAGGGAATCCGCTTGACACCGCGCTGTTCCGAGGTCCGCACCTCGTCCACAATAGGGGGGTGAGCGTCCAACGCACCGCCCAGACCAGCCGCCAGGACGAGACCTCGCCCTTCGCGAGAACCTCGTCCGGATTCCAAACGTCGAAGCTCTACAGCGACACCGACGCGGGGCGGTACGGCTATCGGTTCATGATGCAGCTCGCCGGGGACGCGACCCTTACGCGCCCTTACGCGCAGCACCCGTGGGTCAACGCCTGCGTCTCCGCGATCGCTCGAGCGGTCTCGAGCGTGCCCTTGGTCGTCCAGCGTCAGACTTCGGACGGCGAGATGGAGCCCGTGGAGAGCGGCCCCCTGGTGGACCTGCTCGCGATGCCGAACGCGCTGATGAGCCAGCGCAAGTGGCTCGAGTCCATCAGCCAGACCCAGAGCCTGTACGGAGAGACCTTCCTCATCATGATGACGAAGGAGAACGGGGTCATCCGCCCGATCCAGCCCCAGGACCGGATCCGCGTGCCGGACGAGCTCTGGCCCGTCCGAGGGGATCTCCTCGAGGAGATCATCGACGACAAGACCCAGCTCCCTCGAGCGTGGCGCATGGCGACGAAGGCGGGGAGCGTGGAGCTCGATCACCGCTCTGTGATCCAGATCGCGCAGTCGAACCCGTACAACCCGCTCCGGGGGATGGGGCCGATGCAGGCCGCGTACCGGACGGCGGCGAAGGACTTCGTGCTCGACCGCTACGACGAGGCGCTGCTCTCCAACGGAGGGAGCCCAGGAGGCGTTCTAAGCGTCGAGGGCCACCTGACCGATGCTGACAGCCGCGCCATCGCTGCGGCGTGGAGAGAGGCCCACGAGCGGCCTGACCAGCACCGGAAGACCGCCGTGCTGCCCCAGGGGACGACCTACGAGGAGATCGGGTTCTCGCCCCACGAGATGGAGTTCGAGGCGATGCGAGCCTGGAACCGCGAGACCATCATGAGCGTGTTCGGCGTCACGAAGCCGATCATCGGGCTGACCGAGGGCCTGAACTACGCCTCGAGCCAGAGCGCGTTCCGCTCGTTCTGGGAGGTGACTGTGACCCCGTTCCTCGACTTCCTGGCCGACGAGCTCCAGACGAAGTTCGTGCGGCGCCTGATGGGGCCGGAGCAGATGTACCGCGTTAGCTTCGACACGAGCGGCGTGGGCGCACTGCGCGAGGACGAGGACTCGAAGGTGGAGCGGGCGCTGAAGCTCTTCGCCCAGGGCGGTCGCACCTTCCGCGAGGCGGCAGACCTTGCTGGGATGAACCTCGACGACACGGACCTCGAGCACGTCGATCAAGCCTATATGCCAGTCAGCCAGGTCCCTGTCTTCGGGGATGCTCCCGCAGCGGAGCCTGTGGACGGCGACGAGCCGCCGCCGGAGGCCGCGCCAGCGCAGGGCATGGAGGCCACGGCGGATCCCAGCGTGTCGCTCAACGGCGCCCAGATTCAGAGCCTGCTGAACCTGATCGAGCAGTACGCCAGCGGGCGACTCCCGAAGGACACGGTGATCCAGCTCATCATCGCAGCCTTCCCGTTCGATCAGGCTCGCGCCGAGCGGATCCTCGCTGAAGTGGCCCCTGGCTCGATCCCGTCCGAGGACGAGGTGCGCGGCATCGTGGACAAGGCCGTGGACCCCGAGGAGCTCGACGAGGTCTTCGCCAAGTGGCGGGCCTCCGTGAACATGAGCGCGTCCGACCTCAAGGCGTGGCGGGAGACGGAGTGCAGCCGCAAGGCATCGCAGAACCCGACTGCTGTGATCGACCGCAACCTGCGCCTGCTCGAGACGAAGAAGGCGGACTGGGACGGCACGCACGTCCGCGCTGCGAACCGCGCCATCTCCTTCATCGCTCGGATGAAGAACATGGAGCAGGGCGAGCCTGTCGGAGACTGCCCGTCGAAGCGCGATATCTCGCTGAAGAACTGGGCCTTCGACCCTGGCAAGTCTCGCAGCGTGGAGGGCAGCACGAAGGCCCTCGAGGGCGACGAGGCCAAGCTCCGCGCGTGGGAGGACTGGGACCGCAGCATCCAGGCCGAGGAGGCCAAGATGGCGAAGGCGGCGAAGCGCGTGCTGCGTGATCTGGTCCTGGCGATGCGGCGCCGCGTGCGCGAGGAGGCGATCAACCCGACCGAGCGGGCGGCTCCGAAGCGCAAGGCGATCTACACCGAAGCCGAGATCCAGCGCCTGCTCGCGATCAACATCGAGGAGTTCGAGGACGCGATGGTCGCGGCCCTTGGCCCGAAGATCGGGACGATGATCCTGACGAGCGCCAACGACATGGCGACGGAGATCACGGGCTCGGCGTCCACCTACTTCCTGAGCGTGGAGAACCCGAAGGTGGTGCAGTACCTCGCGGAGAACACGCCGATCCTGAAGGGCATCGCGGAGAACCTGCGCCTCGAGATCCAGCGTGCGATCGTGCGCCAGATCAGCGATCCCGACGCCCAGTATTCCAGCATCCGCGAGGCTCTCTGGGCCACCCTCGAGCAGAGCGAGGAATACTTCAACGCCACGCTCCTGAGCACGACGCAGCGAGCCGACCTCATCGCCAGGACCGAGACGACCGCCGCCGCGAACTTCGGGCGGCTGGGCGAGCTCGAGGCTGAGGGCTACGAGTCAGCGGAGTGGTTCGCGAACCCCGGCGCTCGAGAGTCGCACGCCGAGCTCAATGGCCGCGTGGTCCCGCTCGGCCAGGAGTTCGGCTATGGGCTCCGCTACCCTGGCGACTCGCAAGCTGGAGCCGGGCAGGTCGCGAACTGCCGCTGCGTCCTTCTCCCTGGCGTCCACCCTGAATTCAGCGACCTCTGATGACGCACCAATTCCTCACCGACCTCTGCGCGAATCCCCAGGATCTCAGTGCCCGCGAGCTGCTCAACCTCAAGGCGAGCGGCCTGCCGCAGATCCGCGCCAAGGCGTCCGTGCCCGTTGAGTCTGGCGAGCGGACGCTCACCTACATCGCGAGCGACGAGACGCCCGACCGGATGGGCGACGTGATCAAGGTCGCGGGCTGGAACCTGACGACCTACAAGCGGAACCCAGTCATCCTGTGGGGCCACGACACGAGCAACGTGCCGCCGATCGGACGCGCGACGAACGTGCGCCGCAGCGTCATGGAGAACGGCAAGCCTGCGCTCCTGGCGTCGGTCGAGTTCGCGCCGCCGGAGGCGCATGAGTTCGCGGATACGATCTACCAGCTCTCCAAGGGCGGGTTCCTGAACGCCGTGTCCGTGGGGTTCATGCCCCGCGAGGCGCAGGAAGCCACCGAGAAGGAGAAGGCTGAACTCGGGATGCCGCCGTATGGCGTCATCTACTCGAGCGCGGATCTGCTGGAGATCAGTGTGGTCTCCGTTCCCGCCAATCCCTCCGCGCTCGTCACGGGCGCGAAGTCACTCGCGGCAGCGGGCCTTGTAGGCGACCGCACCGTGGACCGATTCCTGAAGACGATCCCCATGACTGAAGACGAGATGGCCCAGCGCCTCAAGGCCAAGATCCGGGGCTTCGTGGATCTTGGCGCTCACACGAAGGCCGAGCCGGGCACGCTCTCCGTGGGCGATATGGTCCGCTGGGATAGCAGCGGCGGATCCGCCGAGGGCCAGATCGAGCGCATCGAGGACGGCGGCACGATCGACATCCCCGACAGCTCGTTCAGCGTGGAGGGCACCGAGGAGGACCCGGCGGCGCTGATCCGCGTCTACCGCGACGGCGAGGCATCGGACACCCTGGTCGGCCACAAGTTCTCCACGCTCACGAAGGTGCGAGCCTTCGTCGGCAGCGAGACGAAGAGCCCGGCCTGCCGCGAAGAGGGCGAGACCCCAGCGGAGTGCGTGGAGCGCAAGGTGCCGGAGCTGATCGAGGAGGGCATGGAGAGCGATCAGGCCGTGGCCGTCGCGAACGAGCTCTGCGAGACCGCCTGCACTGAGCAGCGTTCCGCCAAGAACATGGGCGTGGCTGAGGCCCTAGGGCACCTTCGCATGGCGATGGAGTGCCTGATGAACCTCGAGGACTACGACGACGAAGAGATGGGCATGAAGCCCGACGAGGAGGAGAAGGGCTCCGGCTACAAGGACGACGAGGAAGAGGAGAAGGAGAAGAGCCTCACCGCGTCGTTCGCCCACCTCGTGGATGCCCAGGCCGAGCAGGCCAGGGCACTGAGCACACTGGTCGATTCTGTGAGCGATCTCACGGTTCGGATTCGCGACTTCGGTGGAGAGCGTGCTGGCGGACATGGTTCGCCCGATGGCACCTCTCCCGCTCCGTCGTCGCCCCCGGCTGAAGACGCGAGCCTGCGATCTGTGACTGAAGACTTCCTGAACCGACTGCAACACCTGAACCATGCAGAACATTGAGAGCGCCCTTGAGGCGCAACTGAAGACGCTCGGGGACTCCCTCGAGCGCACGATGGGGGAGTGGCGCTCTGAGGACGCCGCGAACCGCCAGAAGCTCGAGGACCAGATCCGTGGCCTTGAGGACGAGATCGGCAACGTGAAGGGGCAACTGACCGAAGCTCGGTCGATGTCCCTCCCCGGCGTCGTGGCCGCCGACGAGTCGCAAGCTCGCGAGTCCTTCAGCATGGCCCGCGCGTGCCGCGCTCTGGCCCGCAAGGACTTCGTGGATGCCCCCTACGAGCGCGAGGTGTTCTCCGAGATGAAGGAGAAGGCCATGAGCCAGGGCACCGACACGGCGGGCGGCTACATCGTCCCCGAGGAGGCCATCACGCAGGTGATCGAGAAGCTCAAGTCGAACGTCATCGCCTACGATCTGGGCGCTCGGGATATGCCCTGCACGGGCGTCCCGGTCTCGATCCCGAAGCTGACGACCGCCGCGACGGGCTACTGGGTCTCCGAGAACTCCACGATCACCTCGAGCGATCTTGGCTTCGAGCAGATCAACATGACCCCGAAGACGGTCGCTGGCCGGGTCATCCTGTCGAACCTTCTCCTCGAGACCTCGACGCCCACGGCTGACTCGATCATCGAGCAGGACCTGGCGCAGCAGCTCGGCCTTGCCGTTGACCTCGGCGTGCTCAACGGTGGCGCTGGTGGCGGCGCTGGCGAGCCCACTGGGATCATGCAGACCGCTGGTGCGGGGACCTTCACGACCTCCCTCACGACCGCAGCGGCTCCGACCGTGGGCGAGCTGATGGAGGCGATCACCGACCTTGACACCGCAAACGCGCTTCGTGGTCGTCTTGGCTGGGCCATGCACCCCCTGGCGCTCTCGAAGTGCCGCCAGATCGAAGAAGACGGGGCAGGCACTTACGTTCCCGTCACGGCGGTGAACACTTCGTCAGGCTTCGCGGACACGCTGTTCGGCTACCCCGTCCGCACCTCGACTCAGATGGTCGCGCCGACTGGTGGCGGGGACACCCGCTCGATGCTCTTCGGCAACTTCGACGACGTGATGATCGCCCGCTGGGGCGGGATGCGCCTCCTGGCGTCCGACACCTCGGACGACGCTTTCAGCAAGGACCAGACCCACATCCGTGCCACGATGCGCGTGGATGTCGCTGTGCGCCACGCTGAGTCCTTCACCTACGCTTCCTGATCTACGGAGGATCCAGACATGAGTCTCTCAGACGTTGCGGCATTCGCCGCTGATGTTGGCCTGAAGGCCGACTCCTACGCCGCTTCCACGCACAACAGCGCCGCGATCGACACGGCTGGTTATCACCAAGCTCTGATCGTCTTCTCGGCAGGCACGCACGGAGGCACCTCCGACGTGACTGTTGAAGCCGCCACGACTTCTGGCGGCAGCTACAGCGCCATTACTGGCGCGGCTTTCGCTCAGGTCTCAAGCTCGAACGACGACGCGGTTTTCGTCGGGCGGATCAACCTGCAAGGCACTGATCGCTTCCTGAAGGTGAAGGCTGTCGTCGCCACGGGCGCGTGCGAACTCGCCGCCTCCGTCATCCTGACCCCGTACTACACGGGCGACGGGGCGACCTTCTCGTTCGAGGTCTGATCTGACGCGGCAGGGCGCTCGAGCTCCTCGAGCGTCCTGCTGCTCATCCTCCGATGGCTCTCGACGACTTCCACACATCGCTCGCTCTCGTCCAAGTGTTCAAGGATGACGAGTGGACGACAGGCACGCACTTCTCCGCGAACATCGACACGAGTGGCTTCTACCAGGCACTCGCGGTGATGACGACGGGAACGGTGGGCGTGGATGGAAGCGTCGATATCCACTTCGACGAATCGGAGGACGGGGGCGTGGGTGATCCGTGGACGGAGGTTCCAGACTCGCACTTCGATGTGATCACGCCTGCAAACGATGACTCCGCTCACCTGGGCCGGATGCTGCTGAACAAGCGCAAGCGATACCTGCGAGCTCACGCCGTCCTCACAGGGCACGACTCCTTCCTTGGAGTGGTGGTGATTCTTCAGCCCTACGACACAACTCAATCGACGGCTTTCGACTTCGCCGTCTGAACTCAACGAACAACGCAAAGAGGACACGAATGAAGTACCGGGTCAGAAAGGGAGCTGTGCTGGTGTATCCCGATGGGACGCTCAGGGGCGAGCGCGGGTACATCGTCGATGGCGATGACTGGAAGGAGCGTCGCACGATCGACGAGCAGCGAGATGTCTTGGAACGCATCTCCGAACGTCAGGCTCCGGCTTCGCCTCGTGACCTCGATCGGCTCACCTCCTCCGCTCCGGTGGAGGAGGCCGAGCCGATCACTGCCGAGGAGCCCGCTGAGGAGAAGCCCAAGGCGAAGAAGAAGCGCAAGAGCATCCTGCGCCGCAAGAAGAAGGAGGGCGACGAGTGAGCGTCTACCGCGTGAAGGAAGGCCAGACGGTGCTCTGGCCGGGCGGCGCTGTTCGCGCTGAGAGCGGCGAGCTCTTCGAGGGCTTCGAGGATGCAGGGCGTCCGGCAGGCCGAGACTATGCCTCCGCGCTCCTGTGGGATGCGCGAGGCCAGATCCAGCCCGTCCTCGAGGAGTGCGACGGCGACATCCGCTGCGATATGCCGAAGGACGTGCAGCACACGCTGACGTTCTTCAACGGCGTGGCGCCCCAGGCCCCGAAGCCGAAGGCGAAGAAGAAGGCACGGGCCAAGAAGGCGAAGGCGGCAGACGAGCCCACGGCTGACTGATGAACGCGACCACGATCGACCGAGTGAAGGCTCTGCTGGACATCAGCTCGAGCACCTACGACGCCGTGCTCACCACGATGGTGGCGGCGGCGACTCGGCGGATCGAGAACTACATCGACCGACCGCTCGAGGCCAAGGAGCGGACGGAGACCTACCCGATCAAGCCTCGCCAGGATGTCCTCTTCCTGCGGGCTTACCCCGTCACTGCCGTGAGCTCGATCAAGCTCGCGCTCGATTGGGACTATGCGAGCGAGACGCCGATCGAGGCCGACGACTACAAGTTCGACGCGGAGACGGGGATGGTCAACTTCCTCTTCTACCCGATCACGAACTGGAAGGGGAACAACATGGCGGCGGCGCCGAACGTGATGCAAGTC